TAAAATTATTTGAGGCATCTATTAGTTCAGTAAATTCTTCTGTTGGAGGTTTTACATCAAAAATTCTACAAGTTGGAAAAGCTTTAAATACTTGGAATATAAGTGGATTAGCTAGTAAATTCAAATCATTAGGTAATTCACTATATCAAAATTTTTTAACTAAAGCTATAGATACCTCTGAGGAATTAAATTTATTTAATGTTGTATTTAATAACATTGAAGAAAATGGTAAAACAACATTTAGTACACTCGGTAAACAAGCAACTAAGTTTCAAAACACATTAAATGAAGCATTTGGAACAAACAAAAAAGAAACAATGCGTTATCAAGGTTTATTCCAAGCAATGGGTGAAAGTGCTGGTTTAGAAGACACTACAGCAGCATTGATGAGTGAAAATATGACTAAATTAGCATACGATTTAGCTTCATTATATAATACTACAGAAACTAAGGCAGCAGAGAGTTTAAGAGCAGGTGTATATGCAGGACAAACAAAACCGTTAAGAAATTATGGTATAGACGTAACACAAACATCATTTAAACCTTTAATGGAAGAACTAGGACTAGAAAAATCTGTCAGTGAATTAACGCAAGCTGAAAAAGAAATATTAAGATATATTTCTACATTAAGGCAAGCAAAAAATGCTATGGGAGATTTTGCTAATACAATTGAAAGCCCAGCGAACCAATTAAAAGTATTAAAACAACAATTTTATGAAATGCAAGCAGCAATAGGTAATCTATTTGTAGGAGCATTCGCAAGGATATTACCTTATGTAAATGCTGTAATAATGGTTATTAAAGAACTTGCAAAAACAATAGCAGCATTATTTGGAATTAGAATGAAAGACTACAATTCTCACGTTGCAACTTATGAAGATGGATTAGACGATTATAGTGATGCTCTTGACGGGGTTGGAAGTAGTGCAGATAGTGCATCAGACGCCATTAAAGCATTAAAAAGACAAACATTAGCATTTGACCAAATAAATAATTTAACATCACCAACACCAAGCTCAAGTTCAGGAAGCAGTGGTGGTGGAATTGATGGAGCAATAGATGAAAAATTATTAGCTGCATTAGAAGGCTATGAAAATGGTATGGAAAAAGTCAGAATGAAAGCAACTGAGATAAGAGATAAAATTATGGAATGGCTTGGTTTCCAAAAAGAAATAAATGAAGAAACAGGTGAAACATACTTTAGTTATGATACAGTAGGTAAATCTGTAAAACAAATAGCTATAGAAATATCAACTAACCTAGCTAATATGTTAAATTTTTATACTAATAAGATTAATTGGGATAAAATGGGTCAATATCTAGCAGAAGGTATAAATGTTGCACTTAGTTTTATAGATACATTCTTTCAAACTTATGATTGGAGAAATTTAGGAAATAAAATTGGAGAATTTCTAAATAGTGCTATAAAAAATATAGATGCCGAAACATTAGGAAGAACATTAACAGATAGATTAAGAGCAGCAATTAAATTTATGGCAGGATTTATAGAAAAATTTAATTTTAAAGAATTTGCTCACAAACTTGGTCAAGTAATTAATTCTGCAATAAAAAATATACCTGTAGACGAATTAGTAGATGGATTAAATAATTTAGTAAATGGAATAGAAACTGCTATTGGAGAACTTATTAAAACAATTAAATGGGGAGAAATGTTAGACAAAGCTGTAGAAATATGGAAAGGCTTAGAATGGGATACTAAGTTAGCAATATTAGCCCCAGTATTAGCGATAGCATTAGGAAAATTATTTGGAAGTTCTATAGTAAAAGAAGCTATAAAAGCAGCACTTTTAGGGGCAATTAAAAATGGTCTTTCTGAAACAGGAACAAAATTAGGAACTGGAGGTTCTGGTGGAGTAAATTTAGGTGCACTTCTTGGCTGGGGTTCTGTAGCCACTATAGGTGTTGCTTTAGATATAAAAGGTTATTCAACAACAAATACTATTTTAGATAATTTATTTAGTGGCAATCCATTAGAAACTAAATTAAAGTTAATAGCAGAAAACTCTGGAGTAGATGAAAATACTGGTGTTGGAGAGGCTGCTGGTAAAGGTGCATTTGCTGGTTTAGGTATAGCAAATTTATTTGGAAGTTCAGTTGGTAAAGTTATATTAGCAAAAACTCTTGGAAGTAAAATTATGGACAGCTTAAAAGAAAACAATCTTGGAGGCACACTTAAAAACTTACTTGGTGAAGGCGGGTATAATTTATATTTCGGCATATTTGATGGGATAATTAAAAAAATTGATGAAGCAAATACAGCATTATTTGGCTTCGGTAAAACAAGTTATACTGTTTCAGAGGAAATTGTAAAAGATGCTCAAAAGTATTTTGATAGTATGATTGAAGCAGATAAACAGCAAAGAATATTAAAAGCATTAACTGAAGGCAATTATGAAGAAATAGAAAAAATAATAAACGAAACATCTGAAGAAAGTGCAGAACACGTTAGAAATTCATTAATAGAACAGACTAAAGCAGTTGAAGGAGATTTAGGTAAAGATTTATTAGACAAATGGTCAATTTTAGCTTACACTAGTAAGGATAAGTATAAAGAAGCAATTAAAAATTTACCAACAGATTTGCAAACTAAAATACAAGAAGCTACTGGAGTAGTAGTTACTGCTACACCAGAAATGGGTGCAAAATTTGCAGAATTGTCTAAAACAAGTGAAAAAGAATTTATGATTAAATTTAACAAATTACCTGAAGACGTTCAAAAAGATTTATTACCATTAATAGAAGAACAAGGTGGAAAAATACCAAAGAAATTGCAAGAAGGTATTGATAGTAAAAAAGACCCTGAAGTTAGAACACAAGCTAATACTTCAAGATTAAAAACAACAGTTGATGGAGCAATAAGATATATAGATAACGGAACTGCATGCATAAAAGTTGATGCAGATATGTCTAATGCAAATAGTACATTATCTTGGTGGAAAAGAGGCTTAAATGCAGCATTTGGGCTTAATTTAAAAGCTGGTGGTGGAGTATTTGCTAACGGAAGATGGCAACCTATTCAAGCATACGCTAATGGTGGTTTACCTAGTGGAGGTCAATTATTTATGGCTAGAGAAGCAGGACCAGAATTAGTTGGTAAGATAGGAAGACATACAGCTGTAATGAATAATAACCAAATTGTTGATAGCGTAAAAGCAGGTGTTTATGAAGCCGTAAGTGCTGCTATGAGTGAAGGCGGTATGGGTTCAGTTCAAATTGATTTACATACTGATGAAGGCGTAGTAGTAGATAGAATAAACAGAATAACAAGGCAAACAGGAAATTGCCCTATAGATATTTAAAAATAGTGTAGCACCTTAGAAAAAGGGAACATAGAAAGGAATGATTAATATGGATTTTGATATTTATGTTAATAATGTAAAACTACCTTATGTATCAAATTATCAAGTAGGTTGGTATGATGTTTCAAGAGATAGTGGAAGAGATACAACAACAGCAGATGGTACAATGATATTAAATGTAATAAGTCAAAAATATAGATTAGATATAACAACAGGATATTTAACTGGAGAACAATTACATACATTTTATACGCAAATAAAAAATGCTCCAACAATGACAGTTTCATTTTATGACCCATATACAGCAAGTAGAATAACAAGAACAATGTATAGAGGTGATAGAACTTCAACTTTAAGATATACAACAGAAGATAGTTCAATTTTTGAACCAATAACTATCGCACTAATTCAATTATAGGAGGTAGCTATGGCAACACAAAATTATATAAATGAGTGTAAAAATAGAGCAAATGCTAATAGACTTGCTAAATTTAATATAGGAAATCTTGCTGTAAATCAAACTAATTATTTAAAAAGTATAAAATTGGAAGATAGTTGTTATGTTAATGATACTATTATAGGTTCAATGTTTACTAAAAGTATTGATGTTGAGTTATTAAATATCCCTGCTAATACCGAATTAGTTGGAGAAACAATAAATCCAGAAATAGGTGTTAGATATACTGATGATAGTACTGAATATATAACTTTTGATGATTATATTGTTGAAAGTGTTAACGATGAACAAACAGCAAGTAATACTAAATTTACTGCTATGAATGGTGGTACTTTACTAGATAAAGAATATAATTGTTCATTATCATTTGAAAATGGTACTACGCATACTATAAATGAGTTTTATCAAGATGCTTGTAGTCAAATAGGTTTAACCCCTACAGATGCAACATTTGATAACAGTGAAATAGTTATGACAGGAAATCCATTTACAAATAAAGAAACAATAAGAACAGTATTAGCTGAAGTAGAAAAAACATCATGTAATATTTTAGATTTTGATTGGAATAATGGAACTGTAACTATGACTTGGTTAAGTAACCAAATAGACTACGAATTTACTACAAGTGATTATTCTACTATTGAAGGAAGTTTAGCTCAATATGGACCTTTAAATACTATTATATTGGGTAATTCTCAATTGAATGGTGAAAATGTAGTAATGGTGGACCAACAAAGTGTTGAAGAAAATGGTGAACATCAAATAATGATAGATGCATCTTACTTCTTATATTCAGAAGAGTTAAGAAGACAAGCAATAACTGCAATTTATAATAAATTAGATGGATTAACATACTATGATATTAAATTAACAACACCTTATGGTAAACCATTTCTTAAAATAGGTAACAAAATAAGAATTAACACTAATGAAAACCAAGTATATGACACATATATCCTAAAACATACTTTTACTTATGATGGAACATTTGAAAGTATAATTGAAAGTCCAGCATTAACAAGCGAAGAACAAACTATTAAAAATATAATGCAAGGCAATTCAATTAAAGAGAGAATGCAAAGAACTGAAGTTACAGTAAATAAGATTACAGGAGAAACTGAAGCAATAAATCAAAGAGTAACATCAGTTGAAGACGGATTTGGTAATGTATATACAAAAGAAGAAACAAATGATTTGATAGCAAATTCAGAAACAGGTTTAACAAACACATTTACAAATAGTGGTGGAAATAATATATTTAGAAATACTGGATTATGGTTTGAAAATACAGATAGTGAAACAAGTCAACAAAATCCTTATGAATTTTGGACTGGTTTAGTAGAAAGAATAAGTGAAGAAAAAGCAAGTAACAGGAATGCTTTATTACTACAAGAAAGTACTTTAGAGCAAGAACAACAAGTACCAAATGGAAATTATACAGTTAGTTTTAATTATGAAAAATTAATAGAATTAGCAACTGTAAGTGTAATAATAAATGGTGTAGGCTATGAATTATCAGAGATGGAAGATACTGAGTTTGAACAAACAATTCAAGTAAGTACTCAAAATATAGATGTACAATTTGTAAGTGATACTGATGATAGTTGTAAAGTTTATGATTTGATGGTAAATAAAGGAGATACAAAAGCAACTTATACACAAAATCAGAATGAAACAACAACAGATACAGTAAACATTTCAAAAGGTATAACAATAACATCAAGTGAAGTAGAAACTACATTTAAAGCAAATGCAGATGGTGTAAGAATATATGCAAATTCTGATATGGAAAATCCTAAGACTTGGTTTACTGAAAAAGGAACTACAACAGAAAATTTAATAGTAAATGAAGAAGCACAAATAACAGGTTTATTACATAGAAGAGTAGGTGACCATGTTTGGGTAACAAAAATATAGGAGGTAAATTATGGCAACATTTAGTAAGACATTAAGTGGAGACAGTAGGTATTCAATTACATTAACAGTAACAGAAAGTATACCTAGTGATTATATATCCACAAATAAAACAAATGTAACATATAATTTAACTGCAACAAAATCAAGTGGTAGTGGTTATTGGGACAATGTAGTACAAAACCCAGTAAGAGTAGTAATTAATGGTTCTACAGTAGTAAATAAGACTATATCTTATGATTTTACTGGAAGTACACCAAAAACAATAACATTAGCAAGTGGTACAGTAACAGGAATATCACATAATGCTGATGGTTCAAAAACAATAGCAGTAAGTGGTTATTTCCAAGATATAGATAATGGTTTAGGTAGTGCAACAGCAAGTGGTAATGTAACATTAACTAAAATACCTAGACAAGCAAATTTATCAACTGCTCAAGATTTTAATGATGAGGGAAATCCTACAATAACATAT